TCCTCCTCATATTTATAGACAACTTGACCTGCCATAATCCCTACTGCTTCATCAAGTTCAATACCTTCTTTAACTGAATGTTGAATAGCATTTGTCATTCCCTCAAGTATTTCATCAAACGCTTGCGCTTTCTTATACACGTCTTCAACCTCTTTTAGTAATCCCTCTGTGTCATTACCGTTATACGCACTAGCACTAATAACGGACTGTTCGATTTTTTCGCGATTATTCATTTGTGTCATCCTCCATAAAAATTTTATTGTTTAATTCCATTCCGAATTTAACTCTTTCATCATCGTTACCGAATTTGTTTATTAAATCTCTTTCAACGCTCTTGCAATACCTATCCCATGCGCTTGCTTTCTTCTCCAGTTCTTTGTTACAATCTCGTAACTTCGCTATAACCCCAATAAGCTCATATCGTTGCTTCTTGTACTCATCACGTTGTTTTCTCATCTTCTTCAACCTAGCGTCCATTACGCTTAGTTGGAACCCTGTTTCATAGTTCATTCTACCAATCTCCCATCTTTCCAAATTAATGTCATAGTTAGGCCGTCGTTCAAGATGTAGAATGCTTTGGTAGGGAAAAACGTGTTCTCTAAACGTTCGTTGATACTAATACTTGTGTGTAACGCTGACATACAGGCTCCCTCTTGAAGCTCGTACACTTCAAACAACCTATCAAATACTGTATCTTCTGTGATTTCCTCTTCAACTTCAACTATGAAAGGAGTATCAATTGGAATAAAACTTGATATCGAACACGTATTTGTATTTCGTTGAAAACGAACGAATCCATTACTAAAAACTTTTGCAAGAAAAATTTTTCCTTTTGATAGCTCCGGATTTTCTCGCGCCCACTTAATTAATTCATCTAGTCTCATTTCTTTTTTAACTTTGATTTTCATTTTTACATCTCCTTAAAATAAAGTTAGTTGCTTCTGTTCCTCATATTCCAAACCATGTTGCTTTATATATATTTCGAGCTCTTCCGCTGTATCAAATGTCTTTTTCACGCTTTGCCAACCTGGCACGATATGCCCATGAAAGTAATAAGTGCCGTTTACTACATGAATATGTGCCACTCGCTCGTTATCCTGATACAGATATCTCTTAGAGCCGAAAAATTGGTTTAAGTATTCTTTACGCGCGTTATCTGTCATGGTCATTACCCCCACAAGTCAAACACTCTATCTACATAAAACTTCGCTTTTGCCATATCCTCATGACCATTCTTTAACGGTGCTCTAGACAAGTATTTGATTGCATTACCTATTGCAAATGCTAATTGTGGTGGATACTGTGCCGTTACTTGTTCAATAAAATCTATAATTTCAATATCGCCGTATGTGTAATGTGCTGGTTGCTTAACATTGTCTTGCGTTTCATTCATGTCTACTTTTCTGTTACTGATTATGCTCATTATGCTTCACTCCATTTCTTGAACATTTGGTTATAAGTGACATCGAACCAGTACGGATCACGTGAATGTTTTTGTGGTACATTAAACAAATGTGGTTTCCTCTTACGTAGTTCAACCTCTTTACGTCGTTGCCTAGCTATTTCACGTTCTTTGCTCTCTCGTTGCATAATTCTGGATAATACGATTTCTTTATACTCAGCTAAGCGCATGCCATAAGGTGCGTTTAAGGCTTCTAACAACGCCCAGCCACCACGTACTCTTTTTGCAACCATTCCAGGAGTTAACCCGTTCTTTTTTTATCAATTCATTTTCATGTTCGGTAAATTTATATGGTTTACCGTTAATCTTCACGACACTCATTTATTCCACCTCTACATTTACATTTCTAATTTTTAAATTGTCATACTCTAGTAATTCGTCTGGATTGTTATATAAGTAATCTGCCAGCGCTTCTTTTTCGATATCCACATCATCAAAATACTGATATTCAACTTCTGTAGGTATCCTTATATCAATCGTTGCGTTTATATATGCTTGCTGTTGCATTAGATCACTTCCTCAACTCGCATGATTATTTTTGGTTCTAGTCCATAACGCTTTGAGCTAGTTATTTCTGTAATTTGGTTATCGTCTTTCCACACATGACCATTACATGCGTCTAATACTGTTTTAATTAAGTTATCGATATCCGGCTTAGTCACTTTATACTGTCCAACCATTTCACTTTTCTTTTTCTTCGACCATGATTTAAGTAATGGAAAGTAAAAGTCTAATTCGATTTTTAGTGCGCGCTCTAGATTTAACTTAGGCATTTGCCCTTGTATATACGCTTTATGATTTGTATAAGCTGTTGGCATGTATGTTTGAACAAATCTACCTGTATTACGAAAGCGTGGACGAGGCGAGCCCATAGGTGCCTCGAACGTTTCGTTAAATTTAATTTCTATTTCCATGTGCCACCTCTAAATATCAAATATCGTTGCTTGTAAACCTAATTCTTGCTCATATAGAAGCCCGTGAGCGCCTTTAAATCGTTTTAGGTCACTATCAGTCATAATTTTCTTTTCGTCGCTGAAATGGGCTCCTGTGAGCGAATAAACTTCATTTACGTTGTCTTTATACTTGATGACTTTGATATCTTCCGTGCCATCTTCTCGGTATAAGTAATATTTTTCTTTCGGCATTTTTAACACTCCTTAATATTCGACGATAGCGGGGCGTGTATGACGTTCTGCAAGTTTTTGGATAAATAGGTCGTACAACCTATTTTCATCGCCCTGTGCCTCGTCTATGAGTTTCTGAGCGTACATATCTGAACACTCAAGTTTAGTTTTTAAAAATTCTTTGGTTACCATGCATCTCGCTCCCTGAAATCGTCTCCGATTACTCTTACTTTTCTCGCATTGTGTTTCATTCTTGAATTGATACGTTGCCAGTTCATATTTTGATTTAGTTCTTTATCACTAAAGTTAGTTGTAAAGATGTTGTTTTTACCTACTCTGTTATCAACAATGCTGAAAAGTTTATTTAAAGTGTGCTCTGTGTTTTCTACACCCATATCATCTAGTACAAGTAAATCAATATCACTTAGCAATCTGACTAGCTCGTCTGTAGTTTCAACTGCATTTTTGTTGTATGTCGCTTTGATACGATCCATCAACATTGGTATGTGCATAAAAGCAACTGTATGCCCTTTAGATTTGACTGCTTTTGCGATAGCGTATGCTAGGTGGCTTTTACCAGTTCCATATGAACCTTGCAATATTAATGATTTTGGTTCTTTTGTAGAGAAACCCTGTACATACTCTATTGCTGTTTGTTTAGCTTTTACTTGTTTTTCATTTTGTGGCTTATAGTTGTTAACCGTTGCATCTCTTAATGACGGATTAACATTTGATTGATTGAATATGTTGTTTATCTTCCGTTGCTTGTTTCGCTTATATTCCTCATAAATTTCACACTTGCAACCATCTTTATACTCGTAACCATTCGGGTGTTTTTTAGTAGGAGCGAACTTATATAAGTCGTATTCACTGCCACACCTCTTACATTTCAATCCCTTTTCGACATGAGTAGGTTGATATTTTTTCAAGCTTTCGTTTATCTTTTCGCTGAATAGTGGTTTCATAATGTCCCCCTAATCCCAATAACTTTCGTCGTACTTCATACGTTCCAATTGATCTATGCCAGTTTCTTTAATCTCTTCGCTATAATCATTCATATAGCTTTCATTAGTTAAGAATGTTTTGGGGTACTTTTGATATTGTTTGTCTGTAATAGTTTTTAAATACTCTCGAGTGCCTTGCATGATTTGTTCAAAAGAATGTTTCTTTAAGCATGATTTGAATTTAGTAAAAGACATCTTCTTATCTTTCTTCTTGTCGTAAAGTTTCCACCATTCCTCAAATTGCTCATGCGTAACGTCAGTTGCGCTATTAATTGAACTTAAGTTCTTATCTATATCTTTTTCTTTATCTCTTTCTAATTCTTTATCTAATTCTTTATCTTCTTCTGTTGCGTGACTGTCACGTGACGTCACGTGACCATTTAGCAATTTTCTGTTGTTTTCTCGTTGCTTTTGTTTCCTCAACCTGTTCTGAGCCCTGATTTTCTCGAGTCCTTCAATGTTTTGGTGTTTTTCCCAGTTTGTCACTTTTATGACACCATTAACTTTTTCAATCATGCCCAACGTCTCAAAAGTTTGTATTGCTAACCTTATTGAGTTAATAGGTCTATTAAATTCATTTGCTAACATTTCTTCGTTGTACGGCAAGTTTTCGGATAGCATAATATAACCTTGTTCATTGTACTTTCCTGATAAAGTTAGCAACTTAACCCAAATAGTTATGATCGTATCTCTTTCGGGTAAAGCTTCGATATATTTGATTTTGCTGTCATCAAACATGCCAACTTTAAGTTTTATCCACGATACTTCTCCCATTGTCTTCTCCTTTCAGCATTTTGTTGAGCCTCTCATCAACTTTTATCCACGAGTCATGCAAGTGATATTTATCATCAAACGACTTAACGCCAATCGCATGTTGCTCATTGTGATGTTCGCGACATAACGCTAATACATGTTTGTCATAGTGATTCATCTTATTTCTGTTCATGCCTCTGCCAACCGCTTCATAATGTGCTAGGTCAGCGTGAGGCTTTCCGCATATTACACAGTTACGGTTAACAGTTGACCAGTATAAGAACGATTTATCTTGTTTCAGCAAGTCGCTTGTTTTATAACTAAGCGGTATGTCGTTGTGAAATATCCAATCGAGTGTTACCTCGATAATTTGATTCGCTTGCATCCGTGTACAGTCACTTAACGAAATACTCTTGTCATAGTCATACAGAACCGTTACATATTCTTGGAACAAATACCTCATATAGTCACGTGGTTGGCCTGTGTGGCTCTCTATGTCGTTACAGAGCGCAAATATTTTTCTTCGTTGCTTGTCTGTTATTTTGAATGGGTCTTCGATTCGCAAATCACATTCGACTTCGTAGCCGTTATCAAGTAATAATGTTTCTTTGTCTCCTAGCTCGGCACCCTCGATAACGACTGTTGTTGTGCCGTCATCTTGAGTGATATAACTAGTAATTTTCGGCATTTATATCAACTTCTCAAATTTATATTTATTACCATGTATATCAGTAACATCTTTGTGATTATTTTTTATTTTGTCGCTAATATAACTATGACTTCTGCCTAAGAATTTTCCTGCTCTACTCATACTTATAAATTCATATTCGATACCTAAATGATTAATAAGTTTTACAGCCATATTGGTATGCATTAATCCTGTTTCAAATGCATGCCTATTATTTTCCAAGTGATTACACCATTCAAGATTTTCTACATTGTTATTTTTGGGGTTCCCGTCAATATGGTTAATACAATTTTTACCTTCTATCATTGGTATAAAGGCGAATGCCACTAATCTGTGGACTAAAAAATCTTTGCGTTTACCATTTTTCCAAAGGGTTACTCTTACATCTCGACCATTAGGTGTTTTATCTTTTAAATAACGCTGTTTCCAATGCCTCCATTTTGATAACGGTTAGACCAAGTAACTTTATTTTTGTGAGTTCTAACTCTACCTTTACTGCTTACTTCGTATATGCCCTCGTAACCTACAACATCTTTCCATAATTCGTTCATCTAACGCCTCCTAAAAAGGAAGATCCTCTATAGAGTCTGCGTTGTTATCAAAAGGATTATTACCAGTTTGAGTTTGTCTTTGTTGATGATAATTGTTGTTTGGTTGTTGGTTGTTATTCTTCGGTTCTAAGAATTGAACACTGTCCGCTACTACTTCTGTGACAAATACACGTTGCCCGTCTTTGTTTTCATAACTGCGTGATTGTAAACGTCCATCAACGCCAGCCAATGACCCTTTGGATAAATAATTATTTACATTTTCTGCTTGTTTTCTAAAAGTTACACAGTTAATAAAGTCTGCCTCACGTTCTCCTTGAGCGTTAGTAAATGTTCTGTTAACTGCGATAGTGAAAGTGGTAACACTCACACCATTTGGCGCTGTTCTATATTCTGGATCTTTTGTTAAGCGTCCTACTAATACTGTTCTGTTTAACATTATTGTTTTCCTCCGGTAATTGTTTTTGCGTTGTTTCGTAATTTTTGAATAGCTTCTGCTGCTTGTTTTTCTGTTAATTTATAGTTATTTATGTCGAATTTTTGTTCTACTATATTTTGTGGAGCTTCTTTATCCGTGCCCTTTATCAATTTAGTGAAACTTATAACCTCTTTCCTTAAAATCCCTATAGTTTCGCTACTTGCCCATTGCGTTCTAGTTTGTTGTTTTGGATTATTATTTTTTCCACTTGCTTCATTTCCATCATCGTCTTGGTCACTAGTAATACCGAAAATCGCAGATAGCGAATAACGTTTAAGGTAGCTGATTAACGAGCCTGCGCCTTGTGGCGTATTCTTTTCTGCATTCATAAATACAGGATCATACTCGATATATTCACCGCTTTCATGCATAAGCATTGTAGCGACTCCCACGCGCCCGTCTACATCGTTCAAAGCCCATTGAGTATAAGACAGTCCATGAGGTGTTGCCGCCTCGTCAATGGCTTCTACAACGTTCTCAAGAGGTACGTATTTTGATTTGAAAAATGGATTATTTTTATCTTTGAGCGGTTGTTTTACTTCTTTACGAAACGCAACCATAGCTTTATTTATTTCAACAACTGTTTCCGATTTATTCATCACTTAATCACCAGACTTTCTGTTACCTTTAATTCAACGCCGGGAATATCTTTCCCAGCTTTCAAATCATCGATTAGTTGCTTAGAATTAAGTTTCGGGGCTTGTGATAGCCAATAATCCTTTGGAATAAGTTTTTCATCGATAATATTTTTACTAGCCCCGTTTTTGCGCTTGTAAATATGATTAGTAGCTGTGCGGTAACTATCTACTTCCTGTGTTTCTAACATCTCTTTTAAGTAATCTTTTAATCGATCAGTTAAATTTTGTTTTTGTTTTTTTAAATTTTGAAGTCGCTTAATCTCTTTATCTATGACATCTATGTCACCTAATGTTTCACGTCTCCAATTGACAATGTTATCTACTTTGACATTCATTTCTGCTTGGATAGAATCTAATGTATCTTTTAATAATGTTTGGTCTAATTCATCTTGATTAGACAACTCTTTAAATGCTTCTGATAGCTCATATAGATTAGCCATTAGTTAATCCCCCTCTACCATTTCATGACTAAGTTAATTAGTCTGTCCTGTTCATCTGTGTTATTTTCAATCCATTCATAAATAGATTGATTTAATATGTCTAATGCTGTGTATAGATCATTCTCATCTGTTATATTTATACTGTCGATAAATCTATCTTCTAAATCTAAGACATTCACTAGAATGCTGTGGTCCTTCTTCTTAACTGCTAATTTAAAATCAAATCCGTCTACATTAATTACCTTCTGACATACATCGCCTATTTCGTAATACATCTTGACTTCCTCCGTTTTTCGTTTTATATTGAACGTGAATTAATTTTGCTAATCGTTTGTCTCTGTTACTTGTTGGCGCAAGTAGCAGTTTTTTATTCTTCATAAAAGTATTCTTTATAGAATATGAAAGTTGCAATACTTGCGAATCCCGCAATTGACCACGCTGTAGTGAAGTATAGAAACGGCATGAGTACAATTGCTAAGACTGTGAAGCATAATACTGCTAATAGATAGCTTTTATAAATGTTACTCATTTTCTTTTTTCAACGCCTCCATTATTCTCTCGTCTGACAAGCCGTGATAAGGGAATTTTTCTCTAGCTAATTGGACTGGTATTCTGCCTCGAATCGCAATGTAACCTTCGTCTTCAAGCTCTTTATTCAGTTCTCTTATTATTTGTCCTGCTTTGGATTTAGAAACAGATAAAATTACTGCAAGTTCTTTAGCTTGCAAACTATTTTTTATCATATCTATTCCTCCTTTTTATTTTTGTGTTGTGTATAATTTAGTTATCTCCTAGTGAAAGGAGGTGATAAGTATGGAATTTAATGATTTTCAAAATTTCTTTGGTGAACTTAGTAATCAAGCCGAAAAAGAATTCGGTGGTGACAGTGACTTTTTTAGAGATAGAATAAATAAGTTGAAAGAAGATGCTCCTGAAAACGTATCTTACGAAATTATTTATTCAATAGCTTTATACGAAAGCTTAAAAGCTCAACAAGATATGAAAATTTTGAATACAGTTAAATATCTTTTAGATCGTGACTAGCAATATCCAACAATGATTTGCTCTGAGCATTATTAATTTTTGGATAATCAAAATTTCTAAGTTTAAATCTTGTGTTTTTCTCAATCTTTACAACCTTCCACGTCACAACTGCCATTGTGATGAGGAGGGTTGTTTTGTATAGTGTGTTCATTGATAATTCCTCCTATTAAGATTTTTATTTTTCTCCTAAAAACTTATTAACAAAGTATTGTTGTCCTTTGCCTGTTACTTTTGGCGTCTTACTAATTGATGTGTGACCGTCCGAATGTGTGATTGATGTTTCTTTAATTTCG